TATTTCCTCATTAACATTTGCAACACTATAGGTGCAGCTTGAAACACCCGCACTTTAGTCTTCTCGACCGGTGTGGGCTCATCCTTGAGAGAAGCTTCAAATATAGCGTATATAGATTTGCCATTAAATAAAATAATTTCTGCTTCGTTCATAGCAGTGTAATATTTCTTATCAAGGTACACCATACGTTGGTGTGACGAATCTAACTCTGGATGATCGTCAATCTGGCAGTGTTGTGATTTGGGACCTTTAATAAGAAATCCCATTGATGTAGAAAGGTTCATAGCATCAACAAAACGCCGACCGTCGATACCACATATTATATCCATATCAGATAAAATTTTACTGTCTTTAAGCAGAGCGGCAAATTTAGTTTTTGTAATCTCGTCAAAGAGCTGTATTCTATAATCGTTCATTGCCCATGACAAAATACTTACTGGGAATCCCGTTGTAGGATTGCTGGAATATACTAACGCTGCTTGAAAGGGATACATTTTATTACCTTGCCTATCGGTATTAAAACATGGTCCATCCCATCTATCTGTAACATGGCACAAATCTTGCACCATAGAACACATGGTGGTGGGTACGCATTTCGTGGTATGAGATGCAGTATGACCAGTAATGCCTAAATAATCGACTTTACTTTTATATGGCAAAAAGCGAACGGCAGATTTGTGATGCACACCAGATTGCTGTACGCTTAAAATATCACTACCAAATACGGTAGCAGGCATAGTACCTGCATCAACAGCCAATAGAATATTCTCACGTGAACGTAAAGAGGCAAGAGCATTCTCAACTTGAATTCCTGTGACGATTCCAGCGACACCTTCGTGTCTCTTATCATCAGAAAGATAACCACCAAGATGAAATCCGGAAAAAGTAGGTGGAGAGCTTTTGGAAAAAATGCAAGCCATACAAAATCCTGTTTTAGTTTTTAAATTTTCTAGTTTATAATGAAAGCCAGGAAATTTACCACCTCCAGAAGTTTCAACTTCCATTGCTGGCTGTAAATAGCAATTATCAGAAATAAGAGAAAAATCATTCTCGCGGTATAAAACAGAGCCCAAAACGGCTGTACTATTTCCACCCGTTGGAAAATAACCAATAAGGTTTTGCCATTGCGCACCGTTAGCAACTACTACTAGACAAAAGTCAGTGTCTGGTATGTGTATCCACGTATCTCGCCCAACATAACATTTGAAAGACTCGTTTATTATCTCAGAGCCACCTTTAGAAAATTCAACCTCACAATCATTTCTGTTTTTGAAAACGTGATGTGGGGCTAAAAAAACGTTACTTGCAACAAAGAAAATATCACAGACTTCATTGCTTGTTCCATCTAATGTTGGGACTCGCATATATATCAAGTTTTTCCGGAACTTGTTCATAAGATCAGTAACAGTAATACATCTACTTTGCTCAGACACGGGAAATGACACTAGAGAAGGCGATGCATAATCGTTAGTTTCGTTGTCTCGCACTTGTATGTCATCCATAGAACGAGGTTGGAGAGCACCTTGACTAATAACTTTTCTTCCTGCTATTAATGTTTTAGCTAGTTTATAAAGCATGTAACTAATTCCAAGAGCCGCTGAAGCTTGTAATATGTGCTTTCTCCGTATACCCCTTAAGGTGTGCTCAAGTGAGTCTGTACGTCTATAATATGCAATCTTCAATCTTTCTGTTTGTATGGAGTTAGCCACTAGACAACAGATCACGTAAGCAATAGCAAAAACAATTGCTGTAATAAAACGTGGACCAAAAATAGCCAATAACAACGCTGCTGTCCAAGTTCTTAAGATTATAACGTTGTGAGCATTGCTCTTATGGTAAATAATTCTAAGGAAAAAGTTGTGTGGAGGACGCCAAGAAGATGGGAGGTGTTCCCATATTTGTGAACTTGCCAATGATGCATGAGCAGTACATGAGATAAGTAATTGTTCCGTAGATTGGACAGCTATTGCAACTGGTGTTATAACGCTCCATGGAAGAAAAGGATGATTTACCCATTTATCCCAATTTTTAGCTACTTTCTTAATACAAATGCCTACGTTTTCAGAGATTGGAGCTTGGCCACTTTCGGAACGTGATACTTCGCATGTCTTATTAGCAACAGTTGGACAATTACACAAACCGGGTGTGTATTTGCAATAGTTACATATTTTGAAAGTACCAAGTTGCATAGCTTTCTTAGTAATTCTCCTTTGGTGAGCAAAATATTTCGGTGTCTCTGTAGCTAGGTAGCGCATTAATGTTTTAATGTCAACATCTACCATCATAGTACCTTCAAACATGACTGTTTTATAAGTAATTTGGTGTACCATATTTTGGTCTTCTGTAGCTCTTTCAACAGTAAGGAGATAGATATCTTGAATAGGTTGGTCTGCGGCATCAACCCCATAGATTAGATTTACTTTATCTAGGTCTATTTGTCCAAGATCGGAAAATCCAGGTTTCACGCTCACAGTCACGCAAATATTCGCACGTCGTGCTATAGATATTGGGCTATTAGAATATTCGTTAGCACCCATATCTTTCTTATTGGTAGTAAGGAGCACAACACGAGGATTGAAAGCAACCATGCCTTTCTCTGCCAAATCTGCTTTTATAGCAGTGACAGGTGCATTGTTAACGATTCTGAGAATATTGTCACAACAAGTCATGGAATTACTGCTGCTAGATATAGCATTAGCAACGTCATCCATAAAAATGCCAGTTGTGTGAGTGTGAATCGTAGAATCGTATTTATCATACTCGCTCATAGTTGATAAATTTCTTTGCTCAGCCTTAAAGCCATTAATCCTTAATATATAAGTGATGAGTGGATATGATAAAACTGATTTGCCCACTCCAGTTTTTCCATATAGCTCTATAGCATATGGGGCTTCGCGTAGTTTGCCTCCTTTAGTAAACTTGTCAAAATCTCTTTTCCAACCATTGAGATTAATAAGTTTATTTTCAATATAAGATTCATAAAAACTGTTGGTATCGTCAACAACACGTTCATATTTTTCTATACATACAATTAAGCGGTTATAATATTCTTGGTCAGATATGGAGGGTTTGAAATCATGTAGATCACCTCTTTTGACACAAGCTTGCATAACATGGAGGATACGGTATTCTGCATCCATATCACGACACTCATTCACCCCAAAGATCAAAGGATAGAATGATTTTTGCGAAACACACGCTTCAATACTTTCATAGAAATATACCATAGAATTTAAAGTACATTCCATTAGATCAATGCAACTACCATGCGTGACTTCTTTGACTTTAGGTAAATAATCTAACAAACGTTTCATGTCAAACTCTACGTCTGCTAAAAAAGATAGATTAAGATATATTGCAGTAGAAATAAGTGTGGAGAAGCTTGTAAACAATCTATTTTTTTTTGCCACATTCCAATTGTCTCTGACATCACGTAAGAGATTGGACCAATTGGTAGGATCACCAGATTGGCTAATAGAAATATCTTGATCGCGCACAGAATAAAGAGGCTCGACATAAATAAGTTCATCTTTATCTTCTTTTTCTTTTGTAGGTAAAGCGCTGATTACTGTTTCTACAGCACTATTAGTTAAAGAAGTGATAACATTATAAATTTTGTCAGACAATGCTGAGTACATTTTCTCATCCATTCTAGGAGAAGCATAGATGAAAAAGAGAGTCCAAGCATCTTTAGGCGTTTGAGCTTTTGTCATGGCATATATAAGTGTGTACAATTCCACAAAAATTTTACTAGCTTTAGTTAAAACGGTGTTAGTTATAGAATTAACCATGCCTGTGTCATAAAGAAGCTTAGACATGGAGTTGGACAGAAAAGTTGCGGAAAAAGGCTCAATATATGGCATATCGGGTAGTATATCAGAAACATTACTAGAAACTAATTCGGCAACTTCCGAAAAGCCAGGACAAGAAAATCCCGATTGTGAGATGGCGAGTTTCTTATCCTTCCTAGTTTTTTTTTTTTGTATTAGAAAGTTTTTTTTTCTTTAGAATACGTTTAGGATCGTGCCACTTCTTAAGAAGAGCACCAGAAACTAGGGGTTTTACAATAACTTTTGGTTTATCCAATTGTTTTTGTAAGGAACGTTTAATATAGTCATCTTGACGCATACGTTTTTCATTACCACTCTGGGAGCGGCAACTATTACTACTCAACAAATGAGTAATAAGGTGTTTGGAAGATGAATATACAAACTGGAAAAGTGCTACTGGAAGCACTGAAAGGTCAACGCATGAATAGAAATAAGACAAATTCATAATAAATAGATACTATCAACTTGACTCATTCCAATCCACGCAAAAATATTTAATTAAAAATAATTTTGGTGTTAAAGGAATGACAACCCAAATGGTTAACAAGATATAAAACAAGTGTAACAACTTCCTGAGTTCCACAAGTGGAATAACAGGTGTGAGTAAACTTGAATCATCAAGCGTAGTCCAAATAGGTTTGAAGTCGATGTGATTAATAAGCTCAAAAAGAGCGTTTCATCCCATCATAAAAGTTTGTTGCAGTTTTTAAATTAGGCCACTGCAATAGCCAGGAGGTCTGTTATTAGCATATGTAAGCTTTCACCAACATACCACTAATGTGATTTTAGTCATTAACGGAGGGACGAGCTCAACGAACTAGACTGTTTTTGTAATATAAGGAACAAAAAGGGAAAAAAGAAACTTAGCAAGGGATACAAACTAAAAAAAGTAGATAAGTACTAGATGTAGGTTGTGGTTGTTCCAACATGGTGATACCATGATGGTATGTTTTAAGTATTTTACAACGATAAATAATCCAAAAAGAGATAGTACAATCTACATCTAGTACAACGAAAATCCTA